AAGTATATCCGGGCTTGATTGAACCCTTTTCAGAGGCTTGCGGCACTTCACCAAGTTCTGTCGAGTCTTGATCTGTTGGGTGTGTATAATAATTGTCAAGCATTTGTTCATAATCATCGATGTAATCATAATATGGTTTTTCTTCTTTTAAGAACTTATAAATACCATAAATTGTATAATCTACTGGATTTATTTCTTTATTTTTAGAAGTCGGAATTAAACCCTCTAATGATCCATAAACACTGCCTCCTCTGATTGACTCATATTCAACAACACCATTTCGTTTTAAAAATTCAAATAGTCTATTTTGAGCCTCGTAAACGGTTTCAGAATAATCATTCTTGGCAAAAGTTACAACCTTGCTCTTAGTCGGCATAATTACGATATCCATCTCTTCGTGATCAAAGATCATAATATTTCCATCAAGAGATTTTCTAGCTTTTAATTCTAAAGTAATTTTCTCTTGGCGCGCTGCTTTTCCAATCTGGATTGTAATTGCCATTTAAGCCAGTTCCTTAACGAGACCTTGAATTTTTAAAATATCATGAACAAATTTATTATCCAAGACTCTCTTTGATGTCGTTTCCAAAATTTTAATAACTTTTTTTGTCTTTTCCACCATATCTTGATCATTTTTGATTTCTTTCAAATTAAGAGAATTTTTAACAATATTTTTAAGTCTCGGGATTTCCTCATTCAAGAACATCTTCAATTCGATACCGTGATCAGCAAAGGAACCGATATATTTACTCAATAATTCTTTTTGTTCTTTTATTAGCTTATTAGAATACTTCTCATTAAACTTTTGAACAAATGTTTTATAAGTTAGGTTGTCAATTGGTTTTAAAAATTCTTTTTCGCGCTCTTCTTCGGTAATCATAATGTTGATCATATGATTTTCCAACAATACTCTTTGTTTTGTTTTTACTTTTGGATTAAAAATTTGAAAAACTGTTGCCAAATCTCTATAATTTGGAATAAAATTGGAAAATGCCTCTGGAGATATAAATTTATTTATTTTGTCGATTATCGCCGTCTGTTCTTTGAAAAGTTCTCGATGATTGATAGTCTTTTTCTGCATTCTTGATTCGAAAATTAATCTTTCCGCTGTATGCCTCTCGACGTTTTTGGTGTCCAGAATTGATTTATAAATATCCATATCCTTAGCCAAAACAGTATTTCCCCTAAAGTGTTCCTTAATGAGCTTCATAATAATTTTTTTCTTATTATCATTTTTTTCCATAATGGTTTTGGCCAGTTCCCTGATTAGCACCTCGAAAATAAAAGCGCTATTGCGCTTCTTATTGTGTTTCATTTTCATCTATTTGAATCTCCAAGTTTTCTAATTCTGCGACTAAATCTTTAACTCTTGAGCTTGCTTCAAACAAAAGAGCTTCTTCTTTATTATAATTAGGTTGTTTAGTTTCGTAAATACCCCGAGAAAGACCCATTAAGTTTTCCATTCCTGGTACTATTTCCTTTGCTCTTGGAAATGCCATGGCTGTATAATTTTGTCTCCCGTCAATCGGGGTGGGAACATATCTCTTTCCTTTGGCCTTTTTTCCTAAAGAATTTTTAGTATATCGGCGGTTTCTATCGTCACGATCATCATTTCGCTTCGCTGGGGCTGCCAAAAGGGGACCTCCCCCCTCTTCACCGCCAATGTCTTCACCGCCGCCGAGATCGCCAAGGTCTTCACCGCCGCCGAGATCGCCAAGGTCTTCACCGCCGCCGAGATCGCCAAGATCACCGCTGTCAAAATCACCGCCGCCGAGATCCCCAATCCCTCCAGCAGCGGCTTCGCCGGCAGATTCTCCTGCGGCATTGAGTTCTGCTTCATATTTTCTATCGTGGAACATTTCTCTTTGGTTTCTAACAAACTCCTCTTCGGAAAGACTAAAAATGTTTTGAGCAATCCAACGACGGCTAAAAAAGTTTTCGGTGGCGCCGCCGGCAATATCAAATTTTGATTTCCAGTGCTCCAATTCTTGAAGTTCGGCAATTTTGGATGGATTATTTAACTTTAATCGGAAACTTACTAAATCATCGCCTCTAAATCCCAAAGTATATAAATGAACGATTCCAATCTTTTCCAACTCGGCAATAACAGAGCGCTGTAGTCTTTGGATGGTTCTTGCGAAGCGAACATCTTTTTGTGCAAGTGTTGTCCTATCCTCCACACTTTCTGTATCACTTGACAAATATGCGGACGGTATTTTTATCGCAGAGAACATTTTGTCTCGAAGATATTTCACATCATCAATATCACCAGTAAATTGACCGCCAGGAAGTGACTCAATTTTAGATGATTCTCCTCCCCTAATTGGAACAAAATAGTCTTCTTCAACCGAAAGAGGGTTATATCTCAAATCGACTCTTCCCGTATTCGCATCAACAACCTGATTTCGTTTCATAGATGTAATTGTCTTTTGAATGAAGGTTTCTACATCTTGCGGGGCAATATTTCCGACATCGATATAAAAAACTCTTCGTTCTGCTGAACGGACAATCCGATAAGCCATCATTGCATCTTCCATAAGAACCAACTGACGCCAAATACGTCGAGCAGATTCCATCACGGAGGTACCATATGGGGAATATTTGTCATTTCCAAGTATTCGGAAATGAGCAATTTGCCAATTTTCAAAAGTCATACCAGCAGAGTTCCACTGGTATTGGACGTAGTTTGGATTAGTAGGATCTTCGCCTTCCATCCTTTCAATCTCTTTCAGTGGGATTGGGATGACAGATTTTACACCGATACGGTCATCAATATCCATATAAAGAATAAAATCTCCGAATTTGCACATTGAGCGACACCATCCAAACAAATTATGATTAATATTTAAAACATTTTCATAAAGAGAGCGAAGAACCGCTTTGATTTCTTCGTTTGGGCACTCAATATCCATCATAGGAGAAAGAGCAGAGTGTGTTGTCATTTCATCAGCATAAATATCCATTGCGGAGGCCAATTCTGGCATATATTCCATTTGTTCATAATCAATATATCTCTCGGCTCTATTTTGTTGAGCCATGATCTTCGAATGCATGACATCAAAGGGGCTATATTCTGATTTTTTAAATTGTTGACCACTTGCTGATCTGAAATCTGTTGAATATTTGTCAAGCGCCGTTCTTCGAATCTTTCGATTCATCTGGGTACGCCAGTTTACGATTGGACCCGAAAATAATCTCGTTAATCTCCTAAAAAGTTCTGATTGTGAGTTATTGGGGTTTTTCTTTTGGTCGGCCATTCTTTATCCTTTTATTAACCAAGAATATTGTTCATAATCTTCTTTTGCTTTAAACATCTTCTCATCTAATGCTTCTTTTCTATTATATCCCTGCATTCCTGGGATTGTTGTATTAATTTTTGTATTAACTCTAATCATGGAATCCAAACACGCCTTTTTATATTCTAATTCTCTCTTATTAACACTCAATGCTGTATCCCTCACCCAACAACCAATTGCTAATGCCATAATAAGGTCATCATTATATCCCCTCATCGCCTGAGGTTTGCCATTGTGCCAAATAAAAGTTCGCAATTCGTTAGAAAAGCGAACCGAATATACTTTAATTAGTTTGTTTCTAATGAATTCTTCTAATTTTGCAACGATAAGAGGTCGGGTTTTTAAAGATGTTGTAAATCCTGGGACAGCAGAGTTGTTCGTTGCTCCCTGGTGGCTATCTACATATTCATGGGTACCCTTTATCGAATAATATAAATTCGGATATTGCAACTCAATTAATTTTTCCAAAACGGAAATGCCAATGCCAACATTTTCAACAACCAACAAACAATTACCATATTCTTTGCCAGCCTGCATTAAAATGCTGGAATACATATCTAAACTGGGTTTTCCTTGATACTCTGCTATAACTTCCATTGTATCTAATTTGATGATGTGAAAAACAGAATAATCTGCCCCATCTCCTCTTGCGACATCGGCAACAAGGAGGTAAGTGCATTCGGGATTATATTCTTCCCAAATCCACATATTTCTGTCAAAACTTGTCCTGTATCTGGGGTCTTTAACATTGTTCTCCAGCCACTTGATATCATCCGGATGAATAACTGTCTCGCCTGATGTATTGAAGTTACATTCAAGCTCCTGAGCGATCTCTCGTCTGGACATATTTCTTGTTTCTTTCTCAAACCATTCCTGATCTCGGTCAGGGTGAACGTCCCAATTCAGCACAACGGGGTGAAAGTCGTTTGACCCCTCCGCTGCCTCGCTATATGTCTTGTGAAACCAGTTTCCAACACCATTTGGAGTAGAAAGAGCGATCACTCGACCACCAGTTGAAATTGTAGGATACAGGCCGGCCCAAAGCTCGCTTAGGTTTTCAACGTGTGCGGCCTCATCAATCACCAAAAGAGAAAGTGCTTCGGAACGACCAGCATCGCCGGAAGTTGAGGCTGCTTGAATTTGTGAACCGTTGGAAAGCTCGAAAGATGCTCTATTATCAATTGATATATTGGCGATAAGAAGAAAGTCTGGGACATTTTTCATAATTGCCTTAACTTTTTTGACAAGATTGGCCGCTGTTTTGAATTTTGTGGCCATAACGAGGATGTTCTTGTCTCTATGAAACAGCATCATCCAAACAATATAGCCAGCAGCAATAGTTGAGATGCCCAACTGGCGTGCTTTGAGGATTACATTAAAGCGGTAATCATTAAAATCTGTTAAAAGGTCAGCCTGATAGTCATAAGTCTTAAATGGAATAAGACCTTTGATCGGGTGTGAGATTCTTGCGTAATTATTTACGAAGTAGATCGGATCTTTTCCACACTTTAGTATTTCAGCTACTATTTCCTTTTTGGAGAGTGTGTATGACATTTTTTATTCTTTGGCGAATCCGCCTTCTTTTAAAAATTTGTGGTAATTGACAGCCATCGTGTCGGTCACTGCCTCACCAAGGGTGGTAACCTGCTTCATTCCGCCAATCTTGTACATCTTGTGTGCTGTCACAAATGTTCTCACTCTTGATGTATTCTGGACAAGGCACTTTGCTTCGCCTTGTGGAGTGATTGAGAGTGATTTTCCAGTGATAGCCTTATATTCCTTCTTCAAAAAGTCTGCGATCTGTTGAATTTTGCGTTCGCACTCTTCCTCAAAGCCAACTGCATAAACAGAAGACAGGGCAACATTTGATTCATAGTTAATTTGGAGCATGTCTCCGACAATTTTCACGCCGAAACCATCAGAAACCCGACTATCAATGATTGGGCAGCCCTCTTCCCGACTTAGACCAATCTTTTTGACATCTCCGGTTACGAAGCGCTCGTCGTGGGATCCATCGTAGGCATTTGCTGCTGCCTGATTAATCCCTGTAATAATTTCTAATGTTGTAGCCATTTATTTAATTCCTTTTTTCTTTTTTATAGACTCTGAGTTAGGGCCTCTAGGACCTCTTCTTTTGTCATTCCAGATTGCAGTGCCAGAGCACCGATGGCAAGAAGAGCATCTCTAGCACTAGTCTTTGATGTCCCGAGATCTGGAAGTTCTCCAGATTCACCACCCAATTCAGCAGCCTTTCCCCAATATTTTTCTCCTTCCGTATCTCCGAAAGCGTCAGAGGGCGCGCCTTCGATAACCTTTCCAATCTCTTCTTTGATAATTTTTCTCAATTGAAATTTTGTAAGTTTCATTATTTTATTCCTTTTGTTGTGGACGCCATCCAGATTTCCACCTTTCCTCGCGACTTTCGACCCACTGAATGTAGCATTTAAAACAACAATCAAATTTTGTCATATAAACATCATCACGCAAATCAAAAGAATAAGAACGACATGTTTGACAAATCCTATTATTGTCTTTATTAATTAGTTTTTTAGATATTAAAACTCCATCAACTTCTACTTTTTCATTATTTTCTCGATGTTTTATTTCTTTTTTGTGTAATTCGCGGATTTGCTGCTGATAATCTTTTTCTTTTTCATCATCCCAGTCGGCTTTTGGGTGCTGTATTGCTTCTTTCCCATATTTCTTAGAAATAGCATTTTCATATTTGGCAACTTCATTTAAGTCTTTTTTCATTTATTCACCGCATATGTTATTCCAATAGTTGCCCCGACACCAATTGCAAAGCCTCCGATAACACCCCAAATAAGGGCGTTCTTTCCAGGCTTCTTTCGGATGATCTTGTTTAATTGCTCGATTTCTGTGTTTTTTAAAACTAATGTTGAATTGAATCTTTCTCTTTCTGTGTCAATTGTAATATTTAGTTGATCAATTTTAAGTTGGCATTGTGCTTTTTGCTTTTGCAGTTCGAATCCGAGTTTTAAATCATATTCTTCTTTTAGAAACTTGTGATTTGCCAATAATCTGGCTGTTGCCTCGGGATCAAATAATGTTCCAGTAAAGGGTGCTGCCTTTCCTTCTTGAATAAAGGTAAATTTGCCATCGGCAGCTTGTGCTGAATTTAAAAAACCAAAAAGAAATAATAATGTGATTTTACTCCACATATTCAAATCCAAAAGCCTCCTCAATTTCTCTGGCCAACTCCTCTGGCTGCTCGTCGAAATCTCTGATGAACTTTTTTATGTCTTTTTCTTTATTTTTGCTTAAATCGGCTACCGACTCATTATATTTTTCTGTCAGATTTATCAGATCACGCTCAAATTTGGCTATAGCCTCTTCTCGGGCGGCCAACTCTTTTTGGTGGAGAGCTTCCAATGTTGCAATCTGCTCTTCATAGCTTGTACTCATTACATCCATCGACTTTTTGAGTGATGAATAATCATTTTTTGTTATAAAAAAGAGGATAATCATAATAACCAAGCCGACACCTTGCCAGTTTTTAACCAGAAATGCACCGGCCGACTTAAAAATGTCGCCAATGTTGATATTAATCAATTTTATCTCTACTCTTCGCGGGTGTTTTTTAAATACA